GTCCATCTTTTCCAGACCCTGTTGAAACTTGTCTTATAGCTTCATCATAGTCTTTATTCTTCAAAGCTTTGTAAGCTGAAGGAAACTTATCCATCCATCGTGTGCCTAATTGAAAGTTTACGGAGCCTAATGCAACAGCAAATTCTAATTCGTCTATATCTAAATCTTTAAGTTGTTTTAATGCAGCACTCCAAGCTTTTTGAGCATCTTGATCTAACCATTTATCTCGTATACTTTTAGAAACTTTTTGCCCAAGTTCATACACGGAACATTCGTGCTCAGTAAGTAAGTGACCTACTCCGCATGTTGGTTTATCAAGACTGTCAAGATAAACATATTCAACATTACCCTCTCTTAATTCAAGGTGATCTAAAAATTCTTTATACATCTGAGAAAAACTCCTTCATTAATTGTTCATAACTTTGAATAGCTGTTTCTTTTTCTTGGGGTGTTAGTTTTTTAACAGGGAATTCATCAATTAAAATGTATTCGCTTGGTTCAGATTTCCCTTTTGCTTTAGCAAATTGTTGTAGTGATACATTGTCTACATGAGTACTTTTTGAAATTAAGCGAATATTGTTTTCCCTTAGAAAATTACGTTGGAATAAACTAATATTAGGAAAATAGGTAGGATCATCAATACTTAATTTCTTGTAGTCTTTAAGTTGTTTAAGTTCTCCAATGCGTATGTTACTAGCTAGTGGGTCAATTCCTGCTTCAGTTTTTTTACGATTCCTTTCAACCTCTATGGCTTGGTCAATTTTCTTTTTCATGTCTTTAGTCGGTTTATCCCAAAAGTAAATTTGTTTTGGTTTGACATCTGAAATATCTATCTTCATAAATCCGGGATATCCATACTTTTCAATTTGTGCTTTTACTTCTGGACCTCGTAATCTTTGTACTTTAGGATCATCAATTTTCATGTGATCTAAAATACCGTGATCTTTAGTTCTTAAACTTCTAAACCTTTCCATGTATCCTGCTGCATACTTAGGATCAGCAGATGTATAGACTGCAGATATTTCGTCTGCAAATTTATCTCTATGAAGTCCTTCAGTATAAACAGGTTTTTCTATTTTACCAAATCTCATTTTATCAAATTGTTGTCCACCATGATAAACTGTTTTAGGAAAAGTTTTTAAAGCTTTAGAAGCTTTAGATGCACTACTAACTGCTTTAGCTCCCCAACCTACAACACCTACTCCCGGTATAAGCATAGCATAATCTAGTGGATTTGTAGGATCAAAGATAAAACCATCTTTACCAAAAAGTTTAAAAGAATCTTCTTCTTCGTTGACTTCTCCCCCTTCAGCAAACTTAGAACGATACGTTACAAAATCATCTCCTTTTGCATAATTTACTTCTTTAAATGGTCTGACTATTTTTTTAATAGTTTCTCTTCGGTACCCATAGTCTTTTAAGTAATCCTCGGCTTCGGTAATTGTTATTTGTCCATCTGTAAGGAGATCGTAAACTTCTCTAGCTGATAAGTTAAATTTAGATTGTGTAGCTGACCGAGTAGATTTCGGTTTAAGAGAATCTAAATATTCAGGGTCTAGATAGCTTTTTCGTAATCGTTTACTACTTCTTTGTTTTCCTGTAACAGTCTTTCCTAACGCTGTAGCTAAACCTCCCACAGCTAATCGTAATCTTTTTGTTACTCTAAACTGATTATTATCAAAAATAATATACTCATTGTTATTATATTTAATACTATCATATCCTAGATCACTAAGAGTTTCTCGCAATCTTATACTTTCTTTAATATCTAATAAGGGCTGTGTAACTTCGATAGGTTGTTTTGAAAAACCATTAATCAACTTTTCTGTGTCTGTATAATCATTAATTAATTTTTTAATTACACGACTAGCATCTTCATTATCAACAGGGGATCCGGTAATTATTTCTTTTTGTAAATCTGGATTACTTTTTAGTATTTTTAAAAATCCTGATCCTGTCAGCAAACCTTCAGAAACTGTTCCTATATCTAATGGTCTAACAAGCCTTAATTTTCCTTTATGTTTAATTTTCTTACCACCAGACTTTTTAGGTTTAGTAGTTACCTTCATTCCAATGTTTCTAGAATACTGTAAAGCTTCGTCTAAATCACTAACTTTATCGGAGTCCATATATCTAACAGCTTCTTCAGTTACATTCTCTGCAAACTCTGTTGCTTCTGATCTGGAGTAAACTGATACTGTATCATCAGCTTCAAATATTGGTTCTGCTTTTCTAATTTCTTTTGTTAAGTGTTTAATTACTTCATCTTTGTCATCGCCTTCAGACAGCTCTACTACTTTACTAACAACACCTCCTAAAGCAAACCCTCTACGATCTTCGACATCTTGAGCTAACACTCCTCCAAGTTCTGCATAAGTTACTGGTAGTCCTCTAACTTTCTTTTCATCAGGTTCAGTCGATGCATTAGGTACATTCACTATACCCCCTTTGGCAAAAGGAGTGTATATCTTAGGTTTTGTAGGTTTTTTTTCTAATGGGAACATGTTACCCCATAGTTCTTTATCTACACCTCGACCATATTTTTTCATAGAGTCTCTAACATCTTTAGGTAATGCACTATAAAATGGTACATTAGTAGTCAAGGTTTCAGTAAGACCTTTACGATATAACACAGAATCAAACACATCACTGACTATAGGACCTGTAGGAGTTTTTAACAAGGCTCCTGCTTGTCCACTACCCGTCACTGCATTTTGATGAAAACGATATGCGTAATCTGCAGGACCTAATCCTCCCCATCTTTGTACAGCTTCTAGCACAATTGTTCCGTCATCTTCTTCTAAACTTCGACCACCACTCCTGACTGCGTTCATGAATGCTGCAATAGCTGTCATAGAAACAGCAGTGCCTACAATACGTGCAGATGTTTGTCGTTGATTTTCGAAGACTCCTTCATTAATCCATCGTTTAAGAACCGTGTTATTAAATACAGTAGGGTATCCTGCAAACTGTGCTAAGAGTTGTCCGGCAGGATGCGAGAACCATAACGGACGATTTGCTTCAGCAGTTGATGGATTTAAAATAATTTCTCTTGTAAATCTATTAGCTCCTTTTTGATATCTATTTTTGTAAAATGAAACTTGTTTTTTACTTTCATACTTACCTAAAGAACTTGAGGTTCCTTGAGCCCTACCTTGATCAAACAATCCAGTCTTAGGATTGATAGACTTGTTATACCATTCGACTGCTTGTTTTTCATCAATACCTAATTCATGAAATTGTTTTTTAATTAAAGTTTCTTCTGACTTACTTAATCCTCCTTTTGAAAGTCGTTCAGCATTTTCTCTTATTAATCTTTTACCGGTAGTAAACGCAGCTAGTTGAACTGCTCCGGTCCATGAAGATAAGAAGTTAGCTTTGAAAAAAGCGTTTTGGAATTTTCTAGCAATCCCTCCTTCTAAGGCTTCACCAGTCAAACCTTCAATCCTATCCATGACTGCTTGTTCCATAGCTAAACCAACTTTGTAAGCTTCAGTCCAGTATTCGTCTTGCATGTCCGCAAAACCTTTAACTTCTTTACCACTAACTCTATTTACAAAAAACTTAAATTTTTCTACATCTTTCTTAACTCCTTTTACTAGAGCTGTGGCTACATCAGATGCTGCACTAAGTTTACCTTCAACTGTATTTACACGAGATAATAAAATTAGTGGCTCAGTTAAACTAGACAGTGTAGCTAAAGGTAAATGAGCCATTTGTTGAGATAGTTTTAACCAATCTAAAGCCCAACTTCCATAAGCATTCTTTACACGAATTTGATCTGTGTCTAGTCCAGTGACTCGTTCATGCATAAGTCTAAGTCTACGGATTGTTTCATCAACGTCATCTAAAGAAACTCCAGATGAAGCAAGTTGCTTTCTAATTGGAATTAAAAATTGTTTTTCAAAGTCTGCTTTAGTTTTACCAAAAAATTGAGTTCTTGTGATAGCTCTTGATGCATCAGTAATATATGCTTCCATTACTTTTTCTACATCATTTTCTAGGTATGGAGCTAAAACATTATCATCTAAATCTGCGAAGACTCTATGCTGTAAAAAACCATGTCCTCCTCCGGCATTATCTTTTGTACCAAACTGGAATGGACTATGTTTTTTATCTATCATACTTTTGACAATAGCGTTAGCTTTTAAGTCTCGTGCTAACTCCATGTCTCCATTTGCTTCTGTCAAAAAGTTTCGTCCTTTTCCTTGATCATCTTTAAAAGATTTAGCATCAACATATTCAGCACCTTGCTTAAGAACTGTAGTTTCTTTACCCGCAGCAGTTGTACCTTTAACCATGTCACTCTCAGCATAGACATTCTGTATTTCAGAGTGTTTGGATTCTCTAATAATTCTATACAAACCTTCGGGGTCATCTACAATTTTAGAATGCGAAAAGTGTCTTGGAAAAAAGTGATCCACAAATTGATCTTTTGTAAGTAGTCCTTGTACAACTCCTTCGTTAAACATTTCATTTAACAATTCTCGTATATCTTTTGCTGCTTGAACGACCTCTGGACCATACTGGCTATCAAGTTTATTTAGTTCATCTAACTCATTAAATTCTTTTTTCGAAAGTCGTAACAAAAAAGCAAGGTTGTCGTTCTGTTCTTTCTTTAGTGTATTTTCAAAAAAGCCATCACTTCTCGTCAAAGTATTTATAGCCTTCCGCATTTGATATAAGTAATTATGTGTACGTACACTTAAAGCTAAACCATAGGACTCTTCTTCTATTCCTTCAGCTCCAGTCTTAAATGTTCTAGCCCAATCATATCTAAAATTCCCTAATAGTTTCTTTAGTGTAGCTGAGTTTTCAGCCATTCCTACAAATTGTGTAGTGTATTTACCAAAAGTATTAGATAGTATTTGATCTCTTTTTCTAAGTCTTGTAGTTTTATCTTTTGTATCAATAGGTCTTTTATCAACTTCAGTAGACTCTTTAATTAGTTTTTCATCTACAACTTTATCAATAGCATATTCTTCTTCGGCAATTTTTCTATCAATATTATTGCCTTGCTCTATAATCTCTCCTTCATTAGAATATTTATTTATTCGAGTACTTAGTGCAGGTGATATACTTGTAAAGGCTCCTATAGCTCCACCAAATACACCTCCAAGTCCTGCACCTAAACCAGTAGCTAATGCAGCTTGTCCAAAATCTACTTGATCTCGTAGTCCTAGTTCAACATCTGCAGTTTGTAAAAAGTAATCATGTGCTCCTGTCCATGCCGAACCTTCAGCAGCTCCAAACATTGCAGGTTTTTTAGCTCCTGCTAAACCATCTTTAGCTATTTGTTTTAATCCTTTCTTTGCTACTTCTTTAGCTGCTAATCCTGTAGCAGCAGAAAAGCCACCTGAAGGTACAAAGAATGCAACAGATAACCAGTTAATAGGATCAGCTAAGAAATCAACTGTCATATCTCCTGCAAGATTTAAATATTGTCTGGTACTTCCAATGTCAGCATTATCAAATTTTGTTCGTAAATAATTATAATCTTCTTTTGCTTCTTCAGACCATCCTTTAATTTGTCCTGCTCGAGCTATAGCTGATGATAAAGAAAAATCAGTGTCTCTTAAATACTCAAAGATTTCCTCATCAGTTCCAATGCTTTCCATAAATCTTTCCGCACGAGAAACAAACTCAGGATCACTTTCTAAATCGTCTAAAGTATATCGTCCAGTAAATATTTGATAGCCCAAGCTTCGATCTTCCATTTTTTTAGGTTGAAAGTCTGTTAGGTATTTAGGAGATTGAGTTGGTTGTTGTGGGGTAGGGGTTAGATAAGAAGAAATAACCGAAGAATCTTCTTGACTAGGTTCTTCTTCTACAGAAGTAGGAGTATTCATTGATGCAAAATACTCATCAAGTATAGTCGATTCAGTTGACATATTTTAGTTAAATTTACGTTGAACGAACAGTGGAACATTTGATTCTGGTTGGATACCATCAATAATACGTTGTAACACTGTTGCAGGATTTTCATCTCCCGGATATGGAACAGAATCCATAAAAGAATTAGCTGTCAGTCTAAGCTCACTTTGAGATAAACTAGAATTTGTTGCGTTTGATAAGATTCCTTTTAGATAACTTTCATACAATTGTTTTTTAACAGGAAGCTCTGAATTCCTATAGACACCGGTAGGTTCAAAACCTTTTTTATCTTCTGTTAGCTGAAACGCAGGTTTTACCAGTGCATCTATTTTAGAAAAATCATATGTGAAAGGATCACTTACAGGATTTACAAAGTCTGCAATATCATCAAAAGGATTACCTTGATACCTATCAGTAGCAACTTGACTCAGTACAAAGTCCATAGCTAACTCATCTCTTACTCCTAAAGTTTGGATACCTTGAAGTAATTGTTGATATTGTGCACTTCCTTCTTCAATATTAAATTCTTTAATATACGCATCAATAAATGTATTTCTAAATGAAGAGTTACTAGGGTCAGCTAATCTTTGAGATACTCCTCCTGCTGATTTAAGTAGTTGAGCTTTAACTGCAGTATTACTATTAATATCATCTATTAAATCATCTATTCTATGTTCTTTAAATTTACTAAATCTATCACCAGTTTTTTCAGGAGCAAAGATTTGTCTAAGTAATCCAGATTTATTATTAATTCTGTCAAACGTGCCATTAAACACTTCTTCCATTCTTTGTTTGTAGTCAGGATTACTTTCAAACTCAGCTTCAAAATTTCTCATAGCTGCAAAATTAGAGCTTACCGTATCAGTAATTGTTTTATTTACATTGAAGGTATTAAAGACTTTACGAACATCTGCATTCAAAGGTTTCCAATCCTCTTCAATTTTTTTAAAAGGATTAGGTTGTCCTTTCTGTTCTTTAATTAAACCGAAGGTTAAAGCATTTCCTAAACCTCTCCAAGCTCCTCCACCAAAAATAGAGTTACCATAACTTTTAACACGCTCATTAACTTTTTGAGCTTTGTACCCATCTAAATCATTAACATCGATACCAGTAAAATAATCAAACATAGATTCTTTATCTATTTTAATATCTGCAGCCATTGCAGAAATACCTCTATTAAATTGTTCTGTTAATGGTAGAGCTCCTCTAGCAACTTCTAAGACTACTTCATTTTGTAGTTGATTAAAAGTAGCTGCTCGTTGTCTAGGGTCCATATCTTTTACACCTACTCTATTATCAATAATAGCATTGGTAAAAGGGTCTAAGTGCATTTTAAGTTTATTAAATTTTTCAGGATTTGCTGTAAAATCTTTTTCAAACTGATCGTAACCAGATACACCATAAGGTTCTAGTTCTTTAAAAATAGGAGTAAGCTTATTAAAGTTCTGAGCTTGAATTTTACTTCTTTGTTTAGAAATCGTACCTGCATCTTTTATTTCTTGTGATCTTCTTTTCAAAGCACTGTTTACAATCCCCTGTCCGGCAACAAGAACACCTAACGCTTTCTGTACACGTTCATCTTTTCGTCTTCTCTTGTCAGCCTTTGCTCTATCTGAAGCTTGTTGGGAAAGTAAAGATTCTGCTATTCCTTCTATTGTTTCTGCCATTGTTATTTCCTTTCTAATAAACTACCAGTGTCAGGTTCTTCATTCCTTCGTGCTAATAAACTTTCTTTTATTTCTTCAAAATCAACCTGTTCAATTCGTTCTCTAATTTCTTTTGGTACTGCGTTTTCGTTTAGTTTTAATTTAATATCGTCTAATCTTTTTGGACTTCTAATCTCTGATTCTACAGACGTTATCAAATTTGTCAAATCTTCATCTTCTTCTTCATCTAGCTCTTGATCTAAATTATCATCTTTTGATAACTTAGGGTCAATACCTAATTGTTCTGCAATTGCTAGTAACATGTATGCTACCGGTTCAAGAAGTAATAACATTAAGTCTTGATTAAACTGTCCTTTAGTGTATCCAATAAACACAAGCATGTAAGCTATGTCTCCGACAGGAACATTATTACCCATCATTTCAGTAATAGCATCTAAATTTTCATCTTTTAAAATTTCTAAAAAGATAGCTTCAGATGCTTCTTTAACTCCTGTATATGCAGGAGGTTGTTCCCAAGCAGCTCGATCATCTGGACTCTTTGTTAAAGATTGTCCGGGTATAGGTCCTTGAAAAGGATTGTATTCTTCTAAAGCTTGTTGATCTACAAATTGTGACATTATACTCTTCCTAAATTTTGTTGCATCCAAGTCTCATAATTATATCCATACCCACCCATTTGTAAAGGGTCTACTGTAGAATCTAATCCATAAAAATTATTCCATGATTCTCTTGAAGCAGCTAGATTATTTTGAGGTGATTGATTTGGATCAAAATTCCAAACAGGAGATTTCATATCAAAAGCTGCTCCTTGATTTGTTTGACTTAGCATTAGTTCGGCATCAGATGTGTTTGAATTATAATAGCCTTCAATATCTTCTGCAGTCATTGATGAATAAGCATTAAAAGCATTAACACCAGTACTGGTTGCCCAAGCTACATCACCTACTGTTCCAACACCCGGAACTTTTACGTCTTTAACGTCTTTTAATTTTTCTCGTGCATCTGCTACAAATCCTTCACTGTCTTTAGGAGGTGTTGTTTCTGTAGGAACTTCATACTCTTTTCCTAATAAAGAACTTTTTTCTGTATCGAAGAAAGAATCTTTTGCTTTTATGTTTTCAAGTCTTTCAAAACCTTCGGTTGACACATCAAATTTTCCAAAATCTTCTGTAAAATTATCCAACCAAGATTTAGACCCTTCAACTGGAGCTTTTAAATTTAGTACTTCAAAGCCTTTTCCAATTGCACCGGTAATAGAATTAAATATTTTTTTAGGTGCAGTAGCTACATAGTTTACTGCATTACCTACAAAAGTAACTGCTTGACCTACAATCCCCGGAAGGGTTGTTCCCCATCCGGCAAGTAACTGTCCAATCCCCGGAAGAAACATAGACATAGCCATTGTTCCTATAGGTCCTAATTTATTAAAAACTTTAGCAAAAGGTTTTAAAACTTTCTTAAAAACTTTACCAACTTTCTTACCAACTTTTTTTATACCTTTCCAAATCTTCTTACCGATTTTTCTAAGTTTTCCCATTTTTAATCTCCTAAAAATCCATCAACCAAAGTACCAACACCTTTTAAAGTTGTCTGCCAGTTACCACCTTCGTAGTTTGTTCCTTCATTTCCTAGCATGGCAATATATAAAGATGCTTTTCTTTGTTCGTAATTATCATAAGTTCTAAATGCATAGTCTGCTTGATCTCTTAATTCTTGTGCCATAAATGCAACAGCTTGTTGAGTTAATCCAAAAGCATTCTGAGCGTTCTGTTGATTAACTGCATTAATAGCTGCAGTGTTAGCTGTATTTACTCTTCTTCTATTAGCTACATCAGCTTGTAATATTGCTTGTGCATTTTTGGTATTAAACTGTTCTCTTGCAAATTCTTGTTGTGAATTAAACTGATCTATCTGAGCTTTAAGTGCAGCATCAGTTTTTAAGATGTCTGTTTCATTAGCTACTCTTCTAGCTTCCGCAGCGTTAGCTTGAGAAACATTAAACTGTTCCATTCCATTCTTTTGCTGTGCGTTAAACTGAGCACTTTGTTGAGCTAAGTTAGCCATAAACTGATTAGTCTGATTTTCACTGGTAGAATTAAACTGTGCTGCTGCATTAACTGCTGCTTGATTGCTTAACAATCTTTGTTGTTCCTGTTGAGCTTTAAGAATTTCAGTCTGTTGTCTATTATTCAGATTAGCCATATCCATAGCTAAAAAAGACTGAGCATTTTGTGCTGCTAGTTTTGTATTACTATCAAGCGTTGCTAAATCTAATTTTGCTAAATTAGCTGCTTCTTGAATAACTGCCTGTTGTTCAAAGTTTGCATCAGTTAAAGCAACTGTCTGTAAAAACTTACTGTTACTTAACTCAGTTTGTTGATCAGCAGTAAACTGTGCCATATTCATATTAAAGACGTTTGAAGCATTTGTCAAGGCTGTTTGTTGTCTCATTTGAGCATTTTGTACTTCAGCTTGTGCTTCTATACCTTTTTGTTGAGATACAGATTGTTGAATAGCTTGAGCATTCGATTGAGCAATTGGTAATGCAGATTGAATAATAGCATTAAACAAGGCATCTCTACCTACTGTCGAAGCAGACATACCTCGAGCAGCTAACATTTGATCAACTGCAGCTACAGCCGGTCTAGCCCAAGTTGGAACTTCTCCATTATCTAAGCCTTTTAGTAAACTATCCATTTGATTACTAACTAAAGCTTCTTCAGGAAGTCCTTCAATCATTCCTCTTTCTTCTTCCGTAAAGTCCATTAAACGAGCTTCTAAAGCTTCAGGGTCATTTCCTATCTCATTAATCTGAGATTCACTTAGTCCTGCATTTCTTAATTGTTTTTTAGCTCGTAATACTTTAGGTAAATCTAATCCTTGAACAGATGCAGCTTTAGCTGTAGCCCCTTCAGATAAGACACCTACAACTCTTTTTGCTAACGCATTTGCTGCTTTTTCATCATTAACATTTACACCGGTAGCAGCTTTAGTTAAAGCTTGTGACTGAGCTTGTGCAATTGCTTGAGGACTAACATCACCTGTTTGAGCATTAATAACTGGAGCTTCTTCAATTTCTTTTGCAGTATATGTACTAGCTATAATTTGTTCAGGAGCAGGAGCTACCGAAGCTACACCTGCTGTTACCGTCTCCGGTTGAATTTTTTTGGCATCTTCAGCTAACGTAGGACCTTCAACTTGTACATTTTCTCCCATCTCTAGTATTTCACTAGCAGGTCCTTCTTGTAACATTTCAGGTTGAGGTATCTGAGGAGTTTCTAAAGTTCCTTCTGCTGCTGCTTGTACTGTTTCACTAGCTTTTTGTAAACGTGCTGTTCGTTCTGCTTGTTCTTCTGGACTTAATACAACAGGAGAACCTGATATTTGTTGCTGCTCAGTTTGTTGCTGCTTCGTAATTTGATCTTCATATTTCATAAAATTTTCCACTGCTTGTTGAGCATCGGCTTGATTTAAATAAACTTGATTCCTAAATTCTTTCGGAACTCGGCTATATCCTTCTGTTGTTTTTCCAGTGGTCCCGTCAGGTTTAACCCAATAAAATTCCATTTGATTTATTCGTTCTCCACCTGCAATTCTTGATGCTACTTCTGATTGTCCTACTAATGGACTACCTGTTGTAGCTGCCGGTGTCGGTATAGGAGTCGAAGTAAACTTAGGTGGTATATTCTTTTCAGCTTCAACAGTTATGTTTTTGTCCGTTTGCACAGGAGGTGGTGTTGTATCAACGGGTGTAGGACTCGGTGTTGGGCTAGGAGTTTCTTTTTGTGTATCTCTAGTTTGCTCAATAGGTCTTGGTATATTTAATCCCGGACCATCATCCATAACTAAATCTGGACGCTCATTGGGTCCACCACGTTGATAAGCCACACGACCACCGTTACGTAAATCGACTCGTTGTTTTTTCTTTCGATATCTAGCCATTATTTAACCTCGAAAAGCTTGTCAAGTTTCTCTTCAATCTTGTCCAACGTATCAAACACTCTATTCATTCCATCTGATAGTTCTTGTTTAGTTACGTATTCTTTTGCCATCTCTTCTCTTGTTTTATTTAAAAGTATGTCAAGTCTTTTAAGCTCTGACGTGTTTGCACGAATGCTGTAGAGTATTGGAGCTACAACTAATGTTAGAAATATATTCCACAGTAAGTAGCCTGTAAGCTCCATAGTCTTTTACTTCTTTTTAAGTTTTGATTTAATTAATTCAATCCACTCAGGTTTCTTAGCAGATATTATAAAGTATGCGAACACACTTAATATTGCTATTACTATTAATGTTTCCATTAGTTACTCCTTAGTTTGCTGCTATGTAAGCTTTACCAGTTGTTACTGCACCAGTGTAAGATGATTTATCATCACTAGAACCTTTAACATCAGGGTCTGTGTATTCTAATATAAGTTCTAAGTGGTCAACATTACGTTGTACTACATCATTTATATCAGCTTGTTCCCAGTCACCTGCTACAGCATTTCCATCTACGTCAGTTGTACCACCTGCATAAGGTGATTTATTGCCATTAGTATTAATGTCAGTAATAACTGTTACGCTATCTGTTGCTGCTGTTAGCACTTCTGCTACTGTTTGTTCAGCCATATTTATTCTCCGTTTAATTTACTTTCTAATTCTTCGACTTTTGCCGAAAGTTCTTTTACTGCATTTATCAATGGATAGATAAACATTTCTTGTGATAGATACTGTTGTCCTGTATCTTTATCTTCTTTCCAACCACCAAAAGTATCTACATTTTCTTTATCTAATGCTGCTTTTACTTCTTGAGCAATCATTCCATGTAAAACTATATCTGTATCTTTTACATTTTCTTCAGCATATTCTCTAAATTCTTTTGGTACTTCATTGTTTCCTTTCCAATTAAATGTAACAGGTCGTAATTCATTTATAAAACTTAAACCTAGATTATCATCTGTAATATTCTTTTTAATTCTTTCATCAGATGTTCTAGTCCAAGAAGCATTAGTATCAAAGTTATTATGAACAATACCATGTGTGTCATTACCAAATGCAAATTGATTATTTTCGTTTAATGCTGTAGCTACTGTTCCAATAATTATTACATGTGAAGGAGCAGAACTAGCTGATGTAGAATTTCTACCTATATAAATACTATTAGAACCTGTAACATTAGCTGAACCTGCATTTTGTCCAACAAAAACATTAGTGCCTCCAGTTGTTACATTATTACCCGAATTAACTCCTATAGCAGTATTTAAAATTCCTGTTGTTACTGCTCCTAAAGCATCACCACCAAAAGCAGCATTTCCATAACCTGTAGTACAAGCATCTAAAGAAACAACACCAACTGCGGTATTTTCTGCTCCTGTAGTGTTTGATACTAAAGAGTGATAACCAATAGCAGTACTGTTAGAAGCAGTAGTGTTACCTGTTAAAGCACTTTTTCCTACAGCAGTATTGTTAATACCAGTCGTATTACCATCCATAGATGCATAACCTACAGCAACATTATCATTTCCTGTAGTTGTAGTGTCTAAAGCGTATGCACCTAAAGCTGTATTTCTTGTACCTTCAGTGTTTGCTACAAGAGAATGAAAACCAACTGCGGTGTTGTTAGAAGCTGTAGTATTGACTGCTAGTGACCCATGCCCTAATGCAGTATTTTGACCACCTATTGTATTAGTTCCTATAGCATTTTTACCAACACCTACGTTTTGGTTTCCTGTCGTATTAGCATCTAAAGCATTCGCACCAACCGCCACGTTTGAAGCACCTGTAGTGTTTGATAATAAAGCATAAAAACCAACCCCTGTATTATTGGATGCTGTGGTATTTTCTGATAAAACACCATGACCAAAAGCTGCATTATTAGCACCTGTTGTATTAGCATCTAAGGATAAAGAACCAACTGCGGTATTATCTGTTCCTGTAGTGTTAGCTATTAAAGCACCTTTACCAACTGCTGTGCCACCTGAACCTGTAGTGTTTGCTGTTAAAGCATCATAACCTACTGCGGTGTTGCTATCTGCTGTAGTGTTTGCTCGTAAGGCATCTTTACCTACAGCAGTATTGTAGTGACCAGTTGTATTAAGTAGTAAAGCTGATTTACCAACTGCTGTTATAGCATCACCTGTAGTATTGTCTCTTGCAGCAGCATCACCTACAGCAGTATTTGTAGTACCATCTGTATTAGAACTTAAAGTGTTATAACCTAATGCTGTATTTGCTACCGCAGTTGTATTAGTGCTTAAAGCTGAACCACCTACTGCAACATTAGAATGTCCTGTAGTGTTTGCTCCTAAAGCATCTTTACCAACCGCTGTGTTGTTATCTGCCGTAGTGTTAGCATCTAAAGCACCTTTACCTATACCAACATTAGCACTTCCTGTTGTATTTGAATCTAGAGCATCTAGTCCAACTGCAACATTATCACTTCCTGTTGTGTTTAACTCCAAGGCATCTTGACCAATAGCAACATTTTCAGCTCCAGTAGTATTAGTTTTAAGAGCATCCATTCCAACTGCGGTGTTATCAGGTCCTGTAGTGTTTGCGTTTAAGGCACTTGTACCAACTGCGGTGTTGTTAGATGCAGTTGTATTATTTGTTAAAGCAGCTTGACCAACAGCAGTATTACTACTACCTGTAGTGCTTAACCCTAAAGCAGATGCTCCGAGTGCTGTGTTGTTATCTCCTGTTGAATTAGAATCAAGAGAAAAAGCTCCTACTGCTGTGTTTAATGTACCAGTAGTAATATCATTTAGAGAATTAGTACCTACAGCAACATTATTATCACCAGTAGTCAAAGCTGCAAAAACATCTACACCTAAACCTGTATTGTAATTAGCAGCATCTATCGTACCAGTCGCATCATCACCAATCATAATTGATGAAGTACCAAATGCTTTTGAGGTTAGTGCTGTCGAGTTTAATAATGCACTCGTTACTTTAGTTATTGCCATGTCTTTGTCTCTCTATAATTTTTTTAACCGATTTGTTTTGTAACAGATGTTGGTGTTATCTTCTCAGCTATCTGTGCATCTAATCCTGCTTTCATAGCTGTAACAACATCTGCAGTCAAAGCTGCTTCTACCCAACCTTGTACTTTAGCAGCATCAAGGCTTCCAAAAGCTGTGAAGCTAGAGATACTATCTGTGTCTAGTCCTTGGCTTCCGTAGACATCTGCTGTCCAGTTGTTACCATCTGAATCTTTGTTAGTGCCATCGGTTGCTGTTAGTCTCCAATGTACGTTATAAACTACATCACTATTGCTGTCTTTTGTTGGGTAAGTGTCAACTGTACTTACATCCCATGCATATGAAATTGCCATTTTTTATTCTCCTTTAAGGGTTTGTATTTCAGTTTTTAACTGTTCTATTTGTTCTTGTTGTTCTTGGATAGCTTTGACAAGTAATGGAGTTATTCTTCCGTAGTCCATAGATTGAACATCTTCTCCGTCTTTTTCACCACCAACACCAGTTTCCCAACCTGCTTCTTGAACTTCATGTGCTAAAAAACCTTCTTCAACAACCTTAACTTCATCATCTATCCATGTGTACGACACGGGATTAAGTTTTTGTACTCTTTCTAATCCATTGACCACAGGAGTTACATTTTCTTTTTTACGATAATCAGAAGTAGTCGTATAAGTAGTGCTACTTGTAGTTGTAATTCTTCCTGCAACTGAACCATTTTTACCGAAAGTAATCTGGTCTACCGAAGCTGTATCATCTCTATTTAAAAACATATAACCCGGACCAATCACATTACAATTTGCATCTGTAGGTGTGTCTCCCGGTTCTAAATTAACAGTCGTAAACTGTAACAACCTGCCATTAGAATTAATACGCATTTTTTCACCATTATTTATTAGAAATTGATGAGAAGTATCGGTATCGTGTTTATATGCCCAATTACCATCACCATCTAAAAATCCAACATCTCCTGATTCTGCATAAACATAACCATCAGCAACACCATCATTACCTACAAGAGCAATTTGAGCATACGAGGATTGTCCTTGTACTATTACATAAGACGAATCTAATGTAATCAATTTGCTTGATACTATTTGTAAATCTTCTGAACCTGCTGTGGTATTAAAGGTAATTTTACCTTCATCATTATCCACTTGATGCTTTATAAACATGTAAATTTCTAGCAGGACTCGTAGTTCCTATGCCTACGTTTCCAGAGGAATTAATACGCATTCTTTCTGCACCTGCTGAATAAAATAACAGACTGTCAACATTATGGTTATAACCGACTAGTCCTCTGTATCTAGCATCACCTGACGTACCATCTGCAAAAGCTAAGTAATTTCCATTTGTAGTATTAGTTGAAGCAAGAGTTATACCACCTTCAGAAGGTGCAGAGACTACTAAGTTATCTGAATAATAAGAAGAAGGACTCGCAGTTCCTATGCCTACGTTTCCAGAGGAATCGATACGCATAGCTTCAGATAGACTGGCATCAGTTGCAGTATGAAAGGACAAGATACCATCATTTGCACTAGCACCTGCCCCTACTTTAGTTCCTGTAATTCTCGCAAGACTACCATTGCCATTTTCAAAATCTATATGACCTACATTTTCACCTGCGTTGAATAATTTTAAATAAGTTGTGTCAGAACTACTGTTAGTCGCCGCTTGTATTTCAAGTGGACTATCAGGACTCGAAGTTCCTATGCCTACTCCTGTACCATTTATAACAAGTTGATTAGAGTTATTTATACCAAATAAATGACTGCTTCCTGTTGGTACATTATAAAACCAAGTACCTGCTGTACCGTCACCACCAATCCATCTATCTCCTGCTGAACCTGTATTGCCACTTGTACCCTCTACAGCTAAATATCCTGTTGCTTCTACAATGCCTGTAACATCTAAACCTGTAGAATCTATAACAACTCTTTCAGTACCACCGGTATCAAAACGTATCTTATCTTCGTCAGAGCTTTCTTCTACTTGAATCTGTGTATCACCATCAGCATCTTGCATAAGCAAAGCTGCATTGATAGCTGTATTAGTCCATGTAATACATTCTACTGCTACACCACTTGGAGGAGCTGTAGAGAATGTTAAAGTATTTCCTGAAACTGAATAAGTACTCTTATGCTGTACAACACCATCTAGTGTAAGAACTGTAGCATTTTCATTGACTGGTGCAGAGGTTAAAGTTAGTGTCGTATCACTACCATCACCTGTCATAGTATCTACAGCAGGAGCAGTACCACCACTTCCTGCAATAGCTCCCCAAGCATCTGTGTAGCCTTCGAAGTCTCCTGTAGTTGAGTTATATCTGAAATAACCTGCTGCAGGACTTGCCGGTCTTTGTGCTGTAGTTCCAACAGGAACGTGTACAGCATCTGTGTTAGCACCTAAGTCTAATGTAACATCCGGAGATGCTTGATTAATACCTATTCTATTTGTACTTACATCTGCAAATAATAATCCACTATCAATATTAACGTCACCTGAGAATGTAGCAGTTGTAAAAGTTGTCGGTGTAATGTTAGCTGAACCATCAAAGCTTACTCCACCAATCGTTCTTGCAGTTGTTAATGTAGCTGCAGAGCCTGTAGTATTTTGGTTAAGCGTTCCGACTGTTAAGTCTATTGTACCATCACCATCTTGATAATCAACTGTAATACCTGATTCAGTATTAGAACTAAACATAGCTCCTACTGTATCCTGTACAACTTCTGATAGGTCTATGTTTGCTGTACCATCAAAGCTAACACCATGTATAGTTCTAGCAGTCTCTAATGCTGTAGCAGTTGCTGCGTTCCCTGTTGTGTCTTGGTTAAGTGTACCGATTACAAAGTCTAGTGTATTGTCTGAGTCTTCATACGTAACTGTTATGTTAGTCTCTGTATTAGAACTAACCATAGCTCCAACAGTATCACTAATTGTTTCTGCTAGTGTAACACCACCAATAGTAATTGCATCGGCTTCTAATGTACCGTCTATGTCTGCATCACCTGATATGTCAAGTGTAGCTGCATCGAGCTCACCACTAATGGTTATGTTTCTACCACCAGTAATGTCTTTGTTTGAATCTGTTATAATAGCCTTACTAGCTATTACTGTTCCGTTTGTAATACCATCTATAAGGTTTATGTCTGCAGCACTAGCTGTAACACCATCTAGGATATTTAATTCTGCAGTCGTACTTGTAACACCATCAAGTAAGTTTAATTCTGTTGCAGTTGAAGTAACTCCATCAAGGATATTAAGTTCTGCTGCTGTGCTTGTAACACCGTCTAGGATGTTTAGTTCTGCTGCAGTTGAAGTAACTGCTGTACCATTTATAGATAAAGCATCTGTTTCAAGTGTACCATCTACATCTACATCACCACTTACATCTAATGAACCTGCATCAAGTTCTCCAGTCAATGTAATGTTTCTAGCCCCTGTAAAGTCTTTGTTGCTATCTACAACAATAGCTTTAGAAGCTGCAACAGTTCCTGCTGTAACTCCATCAATTGTTTCTAGTTCTGCTTCACTTATATCTGCTGAACCTATAACAAAGCTAGTGCCTGTAATTGTAGTACCTGTAATAGTTGTACCAGTTATAGCTGCTGCAGTTGAACCACCAATAACTGCACCATCAACTGTACCACCATTTATATCTGCTGTGTCTGCTACTAAACTATCGATGTTGGCTGTTCCATCGATGTATAAATCTTTCCATTGTTGTGAAGAACTTCCTAAGTCATATGAATCATCATCGTCAGGTATAATGTTTGAGTCTATGTCAGCTCCAAAGACTACATTGTCTGTAGCTGCATCACCCATAGTGATTGTACCACCATTAAAGGTAGTTGTTCCTGTTACTGTTAAGTTACCACCTACAGCTACATTGCCTGTAGTGGTTATTGAGTCTATATATGCATCTTTAAAGTATAGTGAAGATGTTCCTAAATCTACATCACTATCTGTTACGGGTAATAAAGCTCCGTCTTGCAGTCTTATTTGTTCTACTGCAGAAGAAGAAACTTCTACGTAAAATCCCCATCTATTGTTTGAATCGTCTACGACAATCTTGTTTAAAAAATCTAAGTCACCGATAGTATGGATGTTACCACCTTGCCCTGCTGTACCATCATGTCTATGACCTGTAGAACTAGCACTACTTGAACTGTAAGCAAATGCATTAACTAATTGATTGTACTCGTTATTGAATAACGCAGCAGTTATAGTATCTCCATCTGCGAATGAACTTTGTCGTGTATAAGTCTGTGCCATTTATTATCTCCTGCCTGAAGGTACGTAATTTATATAAAGCCCATTAATGGTATATGGTGCTTTCGTATCATCACTAATTACTGTAAAACTGTTACTGTGTCCACTACCTTGTAGTGCGACTCTTATTAATGGATTTTCTGCTCCACCAAATACATTAGTATTAAATAAAGCTTCACCAAATAAAGATGGTGGGTCTATGATTCCTAAATCAAAAGGGTTTGGTGGTTGTGGTATATCCGTACTACCATAGTCAAATCTAACTTGTACATCTGGTTCTACAACACCTTCTGCACTTGCAGAAACTTTTAAGTAATGTAAAGTTTTTAATGTTCCTAAATCTCCATAGTCATAATCTGGAGTTGCGTAACGAGCTAAAATACTAGAGCCATCAAATGTGTTACCGGTATCGTGTTGATAGATATAACCTTCTGTATCTCCATGATAATACTGTTCAACATTATTACTATCAAAACCAGAACCAATTGCAGTCACTTCTAAACTTCTTGTTTCAGACCATTGAAACCCATTAGGTCTTAATGTTCCTATAATTCCTTTTTGCTGTGTTTGTTCTAATGAAGTATTAGTATAAAATAATCTATATTGAGATTTTTCTCTTAATACTAAACTAGTTATTATATAACTATTTATACTTTCTGTCAAGTCTGTTACAAGAGGTTGTATTTCTTTACTGACTGTACCTAACTCAACGTCACCAATTCTTGCTGTACCGGCTACAGTCCTTAAACCATCAGGGGCTAAAAAGATTAAGTCACCACCAATCTCTTGAATACTATATCCACTTAAACAACCTACGTTCTTTGTAACTGGTACGATTGCAATATTACTAGAATCATTTATATTTATAAGTTTAAATATACTGTTAGTACAGAATATAAATAACTCATTACGGAAACCTTTGATGCCTTCTATTTGGTCTTCAACGACTACAGAACCTGC